GCTCATCGCCACTGGAGCCGCATGACCTACCCCCGCGTGATGTTCGGCGGCCGCCCCCGCAACACTGACCCCACGAACCCCGAGAAGGGCGCCTACAACGGGTTCAGTGACCTGGAGCGGGGTCTGGCCGCAACGTGGGCCAACGGCCGTTCGGACATCCGGCCTCGCCGCGTGCCCGACGGGACGCCCTGCGCGATCTGTACCAACGTCGGTGGACAGATCGGCTGGCACTCCGAGGACTACGCCGCAACCCTGGACCCGTTCGCCGTGTGCGCCTGGTGCCATTGGGCCCTGCACTCCCGGTTCCGCCCCACGAACGTGTGGCCTGCCTGGACCCGTCTGCTGGCCGCCGGGCTCACCCCGCCCCTGTGTCCGTGGGGGACGAGGTGGGCCACGTACGGCGCCCGGTACGCCCGCCGCGATCCGAACGACTGGGACTGGATCGACCGTGGCGCGCCGGACGGTGTGGAACTCTCGCCCCTCGCCCGCCTGCTCAGCTACAAGTACACGATGGAGCCACCCATCGGGCTCCGTACCTCGCAAGGGGACCCGCACCTGCCGGGCCAGTGGAACTCAGGTGGCGTGTTCGTGCCTCAGGAAGTTTGGTCAAGGGTTCGTCAACACGGGTTGACACCACGGGGGACCGTGGTATAGTGACTACATGAACCACCGACCCAACACCCGCAACAACTACTCGATCGCCGACCGCAAGCAGATGGCGTTCATGCGCCGGATCAGTGACGCCGTGAACACCGCCGTCGCCGAACTGCCCGCCGGAACCCACATGGACGACTACCTGGACGCCGTGGCGATGCAGGTCGACTACCCGCTCAGCCTGGAGCCCGAGATCAGGACGATGATCGCCGCGATCGTGTGAGGCTAGAATCCTCAGGGTGACTACCCGACCACTCGCGACCATCAACGACCCCGACCGCCAGGAACAATTCCTCCAGGCGATCGGGCTCGGTCTTGGGATCGTGGCCGCCGCGGACTACGCCGGTATCCCTGGCCGCACCGCCAAGAGGTGGATGCAGCGGGGCCGCGACGCCATCGCCGCATCGGAGGACAACGACTCCCCGATCCCGGACGAGGAAGCCCACTACGCCGAGTTCACCCTCAGGGTCCTCAAGGCCCGCTCCGACGGCCAGTCCCGGAACCTCGCCATCATCAACCGCGCCGCACAGGTCGGCGACCCGATCGTGGACGCCAGGACCGGACTCCCCGTCCGGGACCACAACCCCCGCATCAACCCCGACTGCGCCGGACCCGGGACGCACTGCACCTGCGCCGTGCTCCGCAAGGCCGGGGACTACCGGGCCGCCACATGGCTCCTGGAGCGCACCGACCCGGACAACTTCGCCCCCACCACCCGCACCGAACTGTCCGGCCCCGGCGGAGGACCAGTCGTCTCCCACTCGAAGGTCGACGTGGAGGTGTCCGTCAACACCCTCGCCGACCCGCAACGCCTCGCCATGCTCGCCGCCGCGATGCAGGACGCCGGGATGCTGCCACGTCCACCGGAGGCAATCGAGGCGACCGCGACGGAACCAGACGATGACGCCTGAGCACTTCTCCCGGCTCCCCGTGGAGGACCGGCTCGCCATGTTCGACCTCCGCCAGGCGTGCGGTGGACCGATCCGCAACCTGCACGACGCCATCACCGGCAACCGCTGGAACGGGCCGTCCTGGTCCCCGCACTACCCGACCCCCCGCCAGCAGTTGTTCCTCATGGAGCAGGGCCGAGAGTCCCTGTACGGCGGCGCCGCGGGAGGCGGCAAGTCCGACGCCGCACTCATGGCCGCCGCTCAGTACCTCTGCATCCCCGGATACAACGCGGTCATCTTCCGACAGACCTACGGCCAGTTGGCTCAGGACGGCGGCCTCATCGAGAGGTCGCTCGAATGGTGGTCCGACGTCGGCACGTACAACCAGGGCACCCACCGCTGGACGTTCCCATCCGGTGCCTCGGTGACGTTCGGCGCCCTCCAATACGAGAAGGACAAGCACAAGCACCAGGGAGCCGAGTACCACTTCTGCTACTTCGATGAACTCACGAACTTCCCGACGGACGGCGCCTACCGGTACCTGTTCTCCCGGCTCCGCAAGCCCGCCCAGACCGAAGGGCTCCCGGCATGCCCGTCGTGCGGAATGTCGCTCGCCGACGTCCCGTTGCGCATGCGCGCCGGAACGAACCCGGGCGGCATCGGAGGCGGGTGGGTCTATGACCGGTTCGTTGCCCCGTGGAGGGCCGTCGTGTCCGGCGAGGCCACCTACACCGGGGACCGATCGTTCATCCCCTCTCGGCTCAAGGACAACCCGTATCTCGACTACGAGAGCTACGTCGCGTCCCTGAGTGAACTGGACCCGGTGGAACGCGCCCGTCTGCTGGACGGCGACTGGGACGTCCGGGCCAAGGGCTCCATGCTCGACCGGCTCGACTTCGAGATCGTTGACGACTACCCCCGCGACGCTCCTCGCGCCCGGTACTGGGACCTCGCCGCCACCGACGCGATGGACGCCGCCGACCCCGACTGGACCGCCGGTGCTCTCCTCGCCCGCCAGGACGGGCAGACCTGGATCATCGACATCAACCGGTTCCGCGCCGGTCCCGCTGAGGTGCAGAAGCGCGTGCGTGCGCAAGCCGAGTACGACGGCATCGCGGTCCCTGTCGCGATCGAACGAGAGGGTGGCGCCTCGGGCAAGACGACCGCCTTCCACTACCGCCGCACCGTGCTGGACGGGTTCGTGTTCCACGACGCCGTGAAGTCGAACTCCAAGGCCCAGGAGGCCGGGCCGCTCTCGGCCGCGGCGAAGAACGGCAACGTGTTCGTGGTCCGTGGGGACTGGAATAACGACTGGTTCGATGAAGCGGACGTGTTCCCTCAACCGGGGTTCCATGACGATCAGGTGGACGCGGTGGCCGGGGCGTTCAACTACCTGTCCGGGAAGGGCAAGCCTCCTGGTGGCGGTCTGAAGAACTGACGCGTCGTCCCTGGTCCTGCACCTATTTCGAGAAATCTGTAAATAAGTGTTGACATCCTGGACCGGGCGCCGTATAGTGTCACTATCACCTCGAACACCGGGTGACGCACATTGACAACCGAACCGCAACCCCGGCGAAGTACCGCCAACGGTGGCACAGTGACCGAAACGCTGACGGCTAACGACCACGACTCACCCCAGAGGTGAGCGACCCCTGAACGAACGTTTCGCAGTGAACACCTAGTACGCGAGTGAAGCCGGAAGCGCGATCGAACGAGAACACCGGAAAGGTAAGGGGCGCCGTGCACGGCAAGCCGAGAACGCCGGTGCGATCAAGTAGGTCAGGGTTGCGGTTCGGCTGTGAGTGTGCGGCGGATCACTAGCCGAAGTGGGCCGCTCGCTCATTGACAACCGAAGAACGGTTCGACCCGAACCAAACTAGAAGCCAAGCCGGGAACCACGCCAAGCGCGAGGGACGAAGGGGAGGCGGGCGCCGACGGGCGCTGACGGGCTGTAGTCACTGCCTGTGGTCGGACCAACCCACCTAGTGCGTTACCGAGCGCCGGGGCTCAACGCCCCCGGATTGACCCGGAACGGCCCTGGAAAGCCGAGAGGCTAGGTGGGAGCTTCGGTTGTCAACTGGTCGCCACAGACGGCGCCAGTGCAAGACCCGGCCATAGAGCCGGTGAGCACTGGCGCCCTTCCAGTTCCCGTGGTACAGTGTCGCCATGACCCAGACCGCTCAAGAGGTGAACCCCTCGCATCCTGCTCAGTATTCGGACGGCGTGATGAAGGCCATCCATGCGGAGGTCCGGCGCCGAGTCGACGTCGGCTCTCGCATCCTGGACCCATTCGCCGGGCTCGGCAACATCCACGACCTCGCCCCGGAGTACGACACCCACGGCGTCGAACTGGAGCCGGAGTGGGCCGCCGCTCACATCCGCACCGTGGAGGGTGACGCCACCGACCTGCCGTTCGAGACGTCCACGTTCGACGCGGTGGTGACCTCGCCGTGCTACGGAAACCGGATGGCCGACACCTACCTCGGGGACCGGAAGGGCTCCAAGCGCCACACCTACGCCATCGCTCTCGGCCGTGTCCCTTCCGACGGGAGCGCCGCGGCGATGCAGTGGGGCCCTGAGTACCGGAACCTCCACAAACAGGCGTGGAGGGAAGTCCATCGTGTCCTGATCCCTGGCGGTCTGATGTTCCTCAACATCTCGGACCACATCCGGGGCCGGGTGGTGCAACCGGTGAGCATCTGGCACACCGCCACGCTCTGCGAGATGGGGTTCTCGATGGTGGACTGCCTGCCGGTGATGACTCGCCGTCAACGCCACGGCGCGAACGGGAACCTCCGTGTCGACAACGAGTGGCTGATCGTGTTCTCCAAGGACCCGTTCTGATGGAGCACGAGGACGACGACGACTCGTGGCTCAAGCCCGGGTACAGGCGTGTCCCGGAGCCGAAGCCGTCGCTCTGGGAGCGGATTCAAGATTTCGTCAAGCGTGTAACTGGGGGTTGACACCCTCCCCTGACGTGGTATAGTAACCCTATGACCACCACTAAGAACCCCACCCGATACCTCGACATGACGGCCTCGACCGGCCGTGACCTGAACCGGGCCGTGCTCGCCGCTCAGATGGGCAACGACCTGTTGTGCGTCAGCGGCGGCCGGATGTTGCGGGCCAACGACTCGATGGTCGTGCTGCCCGTCGCCGCCGGATACGTCGTCGTCATCACGCTCGAAGCGGACGACACCTACACCGTGACCCGGGCCCTGCGCCGGAAGGGTCAGTACATCATCAAGGGCGAGATGCGCAACGTGTACGCCGAGAACGTCGGTGACGTCGCCTACTACGCCTCGAACTTTCGCGATGGCGCCTGGGGCGAGTGATGGAAGTTCGTGACCAGTGCGGCCGCTGCGCCGCCGCCAAGACCGACTGCGTGCCGGTCGTGTACCTGGAACGCCACGACAACGGGATGACCGCCCGTCGTGAACGCCGCCCCTTGTGCCCGGACTGCCGGGAGAGCCTGTTCGTGCGATACAACCTCGCACAGTACGGCGACCTCGGAGGGTACGTGGAGGGGTGGTTCGTGCCCACCATCATCGAGAGCCTGGAGTGTGATTCGCCATGAACCTTGACCGTGACCGCCTGGATGCCTGGCTCACCCGTGAGAACCCGGCCGAGAACGAACCGGTGGAGGTCGACCCCTCGGACCACCTCATCGAGTTCGAGTGGGAAGGGGAGCCGCCGGAAGTCGGCCCCGCCTACGGGGAAGGGGAATGCAAGTGCGCCCTGTGTGGCGCGACGATCGGCTACGCCCTCACCTCACGGGAGAACACCTACGGCGCCGAGATCGAGTCGCTGGCCTGGATCGAATGCTGGCGCCTGCCCGATGACCGCGAGGTGTGCGCCGACTGCGCCGACCCGGAGGAGGTGGAGGCGTGATTGACGTGGAAGCGTTGCTCGCCGTCGCCGACGCGAACCGGAAGATCGTGGAACTCCTGGCCGGGTACCGAAACATGCTGGAGCAGGACGGCGGGTTCTCGCCGACCGCCGCCGAGATGATGGCCGCCCAGTACCACGACGCACTCGTCCGAAGGATTTGGTCGTCGTGAACGCCTGCGCGAAGCGGATGACCGGTGGATGTGTGAAGCCGAACGCCAAGGGCTCCACGTCGCTCATGTTGCACGACGGCCTCTGGTACTGCCTCGCCCACCTGCCGGACCGCGGGTACCGCACGAACTGTTCGCACTCCCTCGGGTTCGGCCTCGGGAAGTGCCCGTACTGTGGGAAGCCGGGATGATCTCCAAGGACGGCCGCATGTACGACACGCCCCTCTCGGACGAGGTGGAGCGTCTGCGCGGTGACGAAACCCTCGCCACCTGGAACCGTCACCGCGGGTATCTCGGCATGGACGGCCGCCGTCACCCGGGCGGAGAATGGGACGCGATCCGCTACCTGCCCCTGCGCCTGCGCCGGTCCCTCACTACAGCCGGATTCCTGTCGCGTGGCGGGATGCAACCAGACGAGTTCGCCGACATGCTCGTGCGCAACGGCCTGGACGCCTCGGACCCCATCGCCGCCTACATCGCCCTCTGCCGCAAGGCGCTGCGCGAACGGGCACGGGTAGCCAACCGGGCCCGCCACGACGTCCTCGCCCGCAGGAGCGGCCTCTCGTCGTACTACGAATACAGGACCCGCAACGTTCAAGCCCTCGGGTACCGCAACCTGTGGCACTACCGGAAGGAGAAGCAATGGACATGAACGCCATCGAAGGACTCGGCGACCCCGGAGCAGTCGCGATGACCATTGACGACATCGCCCACAAGTTCGAGATCATCGACCCACACGACGCCTGGCTCGGCCCCGTCGCCCACGAGATCGAACAGATCGTCGCCCACTGGCGCGCCAACGACGTCCCCGACCTCATCACCGGAGTCACCGTCCTCAACCTGTTCCAGCGCCGCTGCGCCGCATGGGAAGAAGTCCCGAAGTGGTGCGACTCACTAGAGACGGCCGCCCTCGCCCTCACCTTCGAGACACTGCGCCGCATCACCCCACCCATCGACGTCCCCGACCCGTGGAACCCGTGACCTACACCACCTGGCTCCGCCGCTGCGCCTACGCCTACGCCAAGGCCATCCGCCACTACGCCGCCGTCGGGAAACCACTCCCACCCCAACCCTCACTGGAACCCCCCAAAGGAATCCAATGACCCACCTGGACCGCATCCACCGAGAAGCCTACGACTACGCCCGCGCCCACGGCGCCACACCCGCAGAAGCGCGAGACATCGCCGACGGCGTGACCAGAGCCACCCTGCGCATCGCCAAACACGTCATCACACAAACCGGATTCACCCCCCACCGCTGGAAACCATGACCCCCAACGTGTAGTGTCTGGTTGTCACTGATCGCGCGTGTGCGCGTGTCGCTCGGTGTACCCTTCGTTCCATGTCGCTCGTCCCGTTCCGCTCCCGCGAGGCTGCCCGCCCTGACGTCGTGGACCGTGACCGGCCCCAGAGTGAGATCGTGGTCCGAGAGTCGAACGTGTTGGGTGGCACCTACTTCGGGTCCGGTGGTGGCGGTCTGGGAACCGGTGGAGCGGTGGACAACTCGAAGTTGCTCACCGAGAACTACTACGCCAACATCTACGTGTACGCCTGCGTGAAGGCCATCGCGACCGATCTCGCTGCCCGCCCGTTCCGTGTCGGCGCCGACCCCGAGAACCCGACCGACTACGACCGTGACCATCCGCTCGCTGTCCGGCTCGGCCCTGCCCCGGGCGGTCCGAACCCGACGACGGCCGCCCGCCGCCTGTGGGCATGGTCCGCGGCTCAGCGCCTCATCTTCGGCGCCCTCGCCTGGGAAGTCACCCCGTCGGACCTGTGGTTCTGGCCGCTGCCTCAGACCGACCTCAAGCCGATCAAACAGGACAACCCTCGCAAGGTGGCCCAGACCGGATGGTTCAAGGAGTTCGAGGTTGGCTACGGCCGCGAGACGAAGAAGCTCCCCGCTGACCGCGTGTTCTACTCGTGGAACGCCGCCCAGGACGACTGGACCCGCGCCGAGACGGCACTGCAATCAGCGAAGCTCGATGTCCAGGTCGCCGTCATGCAGGACGTGTACGACAACGCCTTCCTGCGCAACGACGCCCGCCCCGCGTCCATCGTCGTCCATCAGTCGTTCACCGACGAAGCCGCCACCAAGAAGTTCCGCCGCCAGTTCCTCAACCGCCACCAGGGGCCGGGCAACGCCGGACGTGTCGCGTTCGTGGAAGCCAACCCGCAGAACGGTGGCGCCGCCCCGAAGGACTCGATCTTCGTACAGCAGTTGGGCCTCACCCAACGAGACGCACAGTTCGTGGAACGGTACGAAGCCAAGCTCCGCTCGATCACCGTCGCGTTCGGTGTCCCCCTGTCCCGGTTGGGTGACGCCTCGAAGCGGACGTTCTCCAACGCTGACCGCGAGACGCTGAACTACTGGCTCGACACCGTGCAACCTCTCGCCCAGGACGTCGCCGACGACGTGAACCTGCGCCTCATGCCCCTGTTCGACTCGTCCGGGAACGTCGGATGGTTCGACTTCTCCGGCGTCCCGGAGATCGAGGCCCCCCGCCGGTTCTCGATCCCTGAGGTGCTGTCCATGAAGGCCGCCGGTGTCATGACCCTGGAGGAAACCCGCAAGGAGATCGGCGTCCCGATCGTCCCCACCCTCGGTGAACTGCCCGACCCGACGGAGGCCCCCGACGACGACGCCCTCCCCGTCATCGAACCCGCACCCTCTGTGGCCGCGTCCGCTGAGGAGATCGCCTCCCTGGTGCAGCAGGTCGTCCAAGGAGAACTCGCCGCTCTGCGCTCAACGGAGCCCCCTCCCCGGGACCCTGGCGATGACCTCGAAGCAGAGGTGCAGGCCGCCAACGAGTACCGGGCCCGTGTGTGGCACCAGACCGACCGCACCGTCCGCTCGATCGAGACGGTGTGGGAGAAGCGCATGGCGAAGCTCCTCGCCGCCCAGCAGAAGGCCGTCCTGTCCCGGCTCGAAGGGAAGCGGGGCCGCCAAGCCCTCGCCCGTGTCACCGGCGCGGAGCCCGGCACGCCCGCCAACGTCGTCGCGGACAACGTGTTCGACTACGCCTTCTGGCTCGATGAGACGGAGGACGTGTTCGAGGACCTGTACGCCGATGTGGTGCGCGCCGCGTTCGTGGCGTTCGACACCGCGTTCGATGTGGCGTTCGACGTCGAACAGCCGTTCGCCCAGAACTACATCCTGGAGCGCACGAACTACCTGGCCCGCAACGTCACGGACACCACGTACGAAGGGATCAAGGACGCTCTCGCCAAGGGCGTCTCGGAGGGTGAGTCGATCCCGGACCTCGCCGCCCGGATCAACAACCTGTTCAACGTGACCTGGCCCGGCCGTCCCGAGACGGTGGCCCGCACAGAGGTCATCTCCGCGTACAACGGGTCCACCTGGCTCTCCGTGCACAACTCGCCTGAGGACGTCATCGGCGGCCTCCAGTGGATCAGCACCCGCGACGACCGCACCCGCCCGACGCACGCCGCGATGGACGGGACCACGATCACCCGGAACCAGGCGTTCGAGTTGGACGGCGCGACGCTCATGTATCCGGGGGACCCGGAAGTGGCGACCCGCTTCAACTCGCAGGGCTCGGTCCCGTCCCCGGGCTCGGTCATCATCAACTGCCGGTGCACGATCGCTCCCGTCGTGGTCGACAAGATGCCGCCTCAGGAGCGCGGTGTGCGCCGCTCGGTCGCTGAGCGCGCCCTGATCGCCGCGGCGGCCGGAGTGCCGTTGCGTGATGTGGTCCGTTCGCTCGGGTACGTCAACCTGCCGGGCCGCGGTGGATACGTGAGTGGTACACGCGATACCGAAGTGGTAACCGAAACGACAACCGACCCCACTCCGTCAACTGCCGTTGACACCGAACTGGTGCGTGAGATCGTCCGCGACGCAGATGGGCAGATCATCAAGATCATCGAACGGAAGGGCCCATCCCATGCCGATGACTGAGGCCACCCGGAACGACACCCTGGACGGCACCTACACCATCCCGGGCACCCTGTGGCTCCAACTGCACACCGGGCCCGCCGGTGAAGCCGGGACCGACAACGTGGCCCCCGTCGGCCGTCAGAGCTTCACCCGCAACCCCGCCTCGGGCGGAGCGTCCGGCAACGCCAACTCGATGATCTACCTCCCGTTCTCGTCGGGCATCACGATCACGCACTGGTCCGTGCACACCCTGGAGGCCGGAGGCCGCTGCGACTGGGAAGGCCAGTGGCAGGCACCCCGCACCTACTCGGCATCGGACCAGGCGTTCATCGACGTCGGGCAACTTGTTCTCACATTGACGCGTCCGTGACGCACGACAGAAGGTAAGGTTCCGCTCATGGCAATCGGTGATGACTTCTCAGTGGCCGCGAACGGCGACATCCGCTACACAGGCACGACCGCGAACTACACGGTGATCGCGTTCCACCGTTGGCTCCAGGACCTCGCCGATCAGGCCGCGGCCTCGGGCAACGACATCTTGGACATCACCGACAACACCCCGTCGGAACGGGCGACGGACAACCTCATCACCCTCATCAACGGGTACAACATCGACCAGACCGCATCCGAACACCTGTTCGACGGCTCGATCGTCCAGGCCGGAGGCGACGACATCTGGGACGGCATCGTCAACTTCGGCAACGCCGAGTTCATCGAGATCATGCAGAACGGCGCCCTGATCGCCAACGACTTCTGGAACGTCAACACCCCCTCAGGGTTCAACGCCGACGCCGGACAGGGCATCTCGCACCGCTTCCTGGTCAAGACCCGCACCGCCGGGGCCGACATCGACGGCCGCCGTCTGCTCGGCATGCACCACGAGTTCGGCCAGACCTACTCGGAGTTCTCGATCAACGGCACCGCCCGCGGCAACAACGTTCTCGCCCTGTCATGGCAGGACGACCTGAACAACGTGACGCCCGCCGGAACCGTCGCCACCTGGGACCAGTTCACGAACACGCAGGGGTACCAACTCCTCAACGTGACCGGCTCCGGTACCAACCCGTTCTACTCGCAGTGGACCGTGGACGGTGGCGGCACGACCCCGGCCGTCCCGACGATCAACGACCTCTACGAATACGCCAAGTGGCTCGTCCGTCGTGGCTCGACGTCCACCGTGTACGGGCTGGCTCAGGCCACCGTCCCGTTCCGTGGCATCACTCACGAGATCACCGTCGACACCCCGACCGGCAACTTCGATCCGGTGGAGCCCGTCTCGTGGAGCGGCGGCACCGGGCAGATGCTCGCCATCGACTCGGAAACGGCCGGGACGAAGATGTGGATTCAACTCCTGTCCGGTGTCGCGCCGACCGACGGACAGGTCATCACGGGCGGCACCACGTCCGCGACGGTCACCGTCAACGTCACCGTCCTGGACCGCCGCCCCGTCCCGATCCCGTTCATCGGTGTGTCGACCGGCTCGGCCCTCATCGGCGGATACGGCATCGGCGTGGACCCGGCCGACCTGTCCGCATCCGATCTGCTCACCGACCTCGGTGGCGTCACCCGGACCCCGCCGAACAACGTGACGTTCTCGGTGTCCGGCCTCGTCTCGGGCGAGGACCGTGTGCTGGTCACCTGGGGTACCGGCTCGGACATCGACAAGGACCAACTCCTGCTGTCCGGCACCCTGAACGGCGCGGCAGTCGCCTCGGTCGTGGTGTCGACGGCGATCCCGTCGGACACCCCTCAGGTCGGAGTGCTCCGTGTGGTCAACGACTCGGGGTTCGACGTGCGCCTCCCGTACTCGTCCTGGACCGGTTCGACGTTCACGCTCACCTCCACGTACAACTTCTCGGGCGTGGACGAGTTCGACTCGGCGACCACCGGGAACTTCGTCTACATCGCCTACATCGACAAGCTGGCCGCTGCTGCCACCGAGAGCTTCACCGTCGTCTACGCGGCAGACAGGGCCCTCTGGGTACGTGTCCGTGACGGAGGCGTGACCCCGATCAAGACGTTCGAGTCGCCCGCCTCCCTCAGCGGGACCGGCGGTTCGATCTCGGCCATTCGGACGACGGACCTGTGAGGTAGAACGGGTGGCCCATGCCTCGCCCGTGGCCCGGCACTGGCCCGCCACCGTGGGCGCCCGGGCCGCCGCCCTGGGCCGGAACACCTGGAGGACCGAACATGGCAGTACCCGCCTACGCAACTGATCTCACCTCAATCATCGAGGACATGCCGTCCACGACCGGCTGGACGCTCATCTCGTCCGGTGGTGGTGGTGCAAGCTCACTGACCGCCCCGGAGACGGACGACTTCATCCAGGGGTCCAACTGCATCTCCCGTAACCCGTGGACGGCGATCTCCATTCGCGGCATGGTGTACAACGCCGCGACGACCATCGCGTCCGGGGACGCCGTGTTCATCTGGTGGAAGGCCGACGTCGCGCAGGCGCTCGACACCATCGCCAACGGCGGCATCCAGTGCCTCATCGGGAACGCAACCACCGCCCTCAAGCTGTACTACGTCGCCGGATCGGACACGTACGCCCTCGGTGGATGGCGTTGCAACCCGATCGACCCGACGCAGACGCAGAGCGCATCCCTCGGCTCGCCCACCGCGGTGACCGACTTCTTCGGTGTGCGCTGGTCTGTCCCCGTGTCGGGCCCGTCCCGGGGCTTCCCGTACAAGATCGACGCCATCCGCCACGGCCGCGACGTGGAGGTGACCGCAGGCGAGATCGCCAACCCCGCCACATGGGCCGCGCTCGCCACCCACGCAGACGCCACGACCCGCCGCTGGGGCATCGTGCAGGGCACGAACACCGGCGCCACCGTGCAGGGCCGCGTGTCTTGGGGGACCGGCGCCGCCTCGGTGTACTCGCGGGACGCCAACCGGACCATCACCCTCGCCGACACCCTCGGGTTCACCGCCACGGACTTCACGCAGATCATCGTGGCGAACGCATCCACTGATCTCGTGTGGACCAACATCACCATCGCCTCCCTGGACGACCTCAACCGGGGCATCATCACCGTCAACAACAACGCCGCCGCCTCGTTCCTGGACTGCACGTTCTCGGACATCAACACCACCGCCGACGGAGGTACCGCCTCGGTGTGGGACGGGTCCGTGTGGCGCCGCTGTAACGCCGTCACCGCCAACGGCGGATCGTTCCTCGGATGCCAGGTGCTCGCCTCAACCGTGGCCGCCAACGCCTCAGCGTTCGTCTACAACCAGGCCGTCGACCCGGACGGTGTTCTCGACGGGATGTCGTTCACGCAAGGAGTGAACGCCCACCACGCCATCGAGTTCGGCACATCCTCGCCCACCGCGATGACGTTGACGGACATGACGTTCACGGATTTCGACGCCGACGGTACGAACGGCGCCGCCCTCCACATCAAGCGGACCACCGGCACCGTCACCATCACCCTCGTGGGCACCTCCACCCCCACATACCGGACCGACGGCGCGACAGTCGTGTTCGTCACGAACCCGGTGGAAGCCTCAGTCACCACCGTGGCAACCGACGGGTCCATCGTCGGATCATGCAAGGTGTTCCTGTACGCCACATCCGCGGTCGGCACCCTGCCCGCCGGAGCCTCGGTCACCATCTCCAACTCGGGGACCACCGCGACGGTCACCCACACCGCCCACGGACTGTCCACGAACGACAAGGTGTGGATCGAAGGCGCCTCACTCCAGGCGAACAACGGCGTCTTTCAGATCACCGTCACCGGGGTGAACACCTACACGTACACGATGGGGACCACGCCCGGCTCCTCGCCGACCGGCACCATCACGTCCACGTTCGTGTTCATCTTCGGCGACTCGAACGCCCTCACCGGATTCATCTCCCTGACCCGGCCGATCCCCGGGAACCAGTCGGTCGCCGGATGGGCGCGCCGGTCCTCGTCGGCCCCGTTCTTCAAGACAGGCCCGCTGTCCGGCACCGTGTCAGGAACGGTCGGCGCCGCGTTCACGGCCGTCATGGTGTCGGACGAGTAGGATCACCGCCGTGTCCGATGAACTGCCCCTGGCTGAACTGCCTCTCCGCAACCGCAACCGGCTGGATCGGGTCACCACCGTCGTCAACGACCACCACCGCATCCTGTCCGGCGCGGCCGCGGCGAAGATCGCCCAGGACCGCCGCATCACAGAGTTGGAACTCACCGTTCAACGGCTGGAGGCTACGCTGGCCCGTGTCCTTGCCATGACGGCGGGCACCGGCGCGACGAGTACGGGATGAGGTGAAGCGTGGCAACCACAATCAACTGGGGCACCCGCGTCATCTTCATCCCTCGGGCCGACATGCCGATCGTGCAGGCGTCACCCGAACGCCGGTCCCTGGACCTC